ATCTATTCAACCGCGACGGTGATTTTCACGTTGCTTGCCGCGTATTTATCGAAGCCTTTAGCGAACATCATTCTGAACCATTCGGGCGAATCGCACGCCACGTTCCTGTCGAAGTTATCGACGGTCGCGTTCATAATGGCTTCCCTTAACCAATTCGGGCAGTCCTGATGCCTGATAACGGCTGAAATTAATTCGGGAAGTCCATTGGTTTTCGTAGTTTCTTCATTCGTGTTATTGTCTTTCATAAGATAATCTCCATTTATTTGGGGTTTAAAGAGAGGCTTAGGTTAAGACCGTGAATCTTTTCCTAAGCCTTTCGCATTTATGCCGCCAGCGTCACGCGGTCGGCTGGAACTGGATTTGAAAGTGATTCCAGTTCGAAGTAGATAATCCCGCCGCGCTTGCGAATGATGTTTTTAACTTTGCCGGTGAAAAAGTTCTTGTCTGACGGCGTTTCGTTTTCCGTCCACGCGAAAGTCGCCGTCACGGTGTCGCCTTTTTTGATTGTGGTTTGATTTTTCATTTTGATTAATTCCTTTTTATGAATTGATTGATTTATTCAATCTATAAACATCTTACACCCTGTAAGATGTTATTGCAAGTAAAATCTTACACCCTGTAAGAAGTATTTTTATTGAAAAAACTTACACCCTGTAATATGATTGTTTTGTTTATGAGTGAAAAATTTTTAAAAGCTTCCGAAGTTGCCAATAGATACAATGTTTCATCCGTATCAGTTCGCTCTTGGATTAAAAAAGGTTTATTTCCAAACGCTAAATTTGAGGAAACTATTGCAGGGAGTATCTGGCTTATTCCTGAAAGTGATTTAAAGGATTTTGTTCAGCCCGAGCAAGGCAGACCGATTAAGAAAAAAGAAAAATAGGCAGACTTCCAAAAGTGAAAAATGATAAATAATATTTTTAGTCGTTTAAGTTTCAGTTTATAAACTACTATTACAAAAATGAAGCGACATTTTCCTTATTTTTTAGCCGTAGGTATTTTAATGACGCTGGCATCCGTGGCAGGAGATATAGTCAAAGATAAGGAAATTATCAAGGGAATATCAGAGTCTATAGAGACATTTTGGTTCATTATAATTATTTTCTTTTGTTTGGTTTTAGCGAGTATTTTGCAAGCAAGATATTCGTCAAAACAAGAGGTAAATGAGTTACCTGAAAACAAACTTAACTTTAGTGATTGGTGGAAAACCACTGCTGTTGTTTGGATAGAAGAGAGGACTAAAGACGGTATCTTTATATTAAAATATGCGGCTCAATTAGTTGGTCGTTTATTTTTATATATATTCGAGATGATATTTGGTTTAATAATAATGGGATTGATGCATAAGTTAGCATTGACAGTAAAATATTATCTTATAATAGGTTATCAAGAGTTTTCTAATTTCTGTTCACATATATTATCGATTATATTATAGGCAAAATTTATGAGATAAAACACTTCTAAATTTAAATTTACAATCCCCTGCTAGGCTTAACCGAGCCTCTTTTTTATTTTCTATCAGTTGATAATTACTCGAAAACCTACCTTTACCAACCCGTTTTTATTCTTTGAATCACTATTCAATTTTGCCGAAATTCTGATTTTAAGCTGATTACAACCTGACGCGCTGCGAGGCATTTCTTAGTCGCTTACCAAATCAGCAAGCGGTTTTATAAACGGAATCTCACCAAATTCTTTCGATTTTTTCATACTGATAAAAGATTCCAGCGTGTTTCCGTTTTCAAATAACTCAAATCTTTTGTTGCTGAGAATTTGCTTTTGATAACCTTTTTCCAGTTTGTTGAATTTCTCAATTCCCGTTTCAATCGAATTATTTTCGACGGAAAAAACAGGGATAATTGCACATCGGCACTGATAATGCACAAAGGGTTTATGTTTCAGTTTGAAAATCTTACCGTGTAGTCCCCAGCAAATAATGCACGTCCGAACGTCTAAAGACGACATAAAACGAAAGCCGGAAACCGATTTTGTTTGCTTGTAAAAATCAATGGAAGCCGAGCGATAAGCGTAAACGGTAGAATCTCTGGAAATTCCCAGCGCTCGCGCCAAACCCGTGTCGGCGACATCGTTAATCCTTTTGGCGATTTTCCGGCTCGATTCTCCGAGCGCGAAGCCTTCGATTAATTGTTCTTTCGCCTTTTCGCGGAGCGGCTGTTTAAGTCTCCGGAAGAAATTCGAGAGCGATGTGCCGCTTTGCGTTCGACCGATGAGCTTTTGAGCTGCCGGTTGATCAACACTGAAAATGCCGTCAGATTCGATTTCCAGAAATCTTCGAAGCGCGCCCGCGGCGAAATTAATCACGCGCTGCTGCCCGCGCGTCACGATTCGGGAAAAGGGATTCGTGATCCGCTCTATCTGCACGTCGATTTCGTCGAGCGCGCGTTCTAAAAAAGCATTTTCGGTGATTTTTTGAATCGTAATCGTGCCCGTCAGATTCGTCGTCAGAAACTGCGTGATTTCCGATTTCAACTCCCGAAATTCAGCCAGCAGTAAAATCGCCGATTGTTTTTCGGTTCTGATTATGAATTCGCGTTGCTCTCTGGCAAATTGTTCAGGCGTCATTTATCTTTCCACAAGCCGCAATCTTCAATTTTATGAGGACACTCTTTTTCACAATCTTTATGTTTTAAATGTCCTGTCCAATCCGGAAAACGAATTGAAAACATTACTAAATCCGTTTCGTTAGGATATGTTGGCTCACAACTTAAGCTTGTCGGCTCTGAGCGAATCATCTTTTTACTCCTCGACTATCGAATTTCCGCCGTCGAAAAACTTCGCCGCCGCTTCGACTTTCGCCTTTTCCCGCGCTCTGAGTTCCTTTATCATTTTGTCGATTTGCTCATTGCTCAAACCGAAATCGCGTTGCAACTGCTCGTCGGACCAGCCGAGCGATTTTTTCTTGAGAGCGTTATCGAGCCATTCGCTTTCGTCGACCGGGGCGGCATCCGTCCACTGCGTTTCGATTTCCAATTCTTCGCTGCTCGCGTTTTGCAGCTCCATCCCGAAATCAATCACCTCGCCCCACGTTTCGCCAAACGAGCGCTGCGCGTCCTGGATAATCGCGATGAAGCGGGCTTCGAGCTTTGTCAGCGCGTCGCCGGAAATGGCGTTGCCGGTCGATTCGAGATTGAAATAAGACGGCGGAATACCCGAAACAAGACAAATCGACATAATGGCGCGTTCGAGCACTTTGAGCATCTGCTCTAAATCCGCGTCGGAAAACTCGCCGAATTTCGTCTCGGAATCCACGGCGAATAAAATATCGTCGTCCGGTTTGAACGGATTGATTTTCTTGCCGGTTTCCTCGTCAATTTCGACCTGCATCCCGGCGACGTAACGCCGTCGGCGCATATTTTCTTCCTGAGCGCCTAAGATGTCCGCCCAGGATTTATTGAGCGCGTCGTTTAAAGGAATGACGTCCGCGAGCAGAGAATTTCCCTGCTCGCACATTTCCGCGTCGTATTTGAAATGAAAGACCGGGACGCGCCCGAAAGTGTTCGGCAGCGGAAAGCTTTCGCCGTCGATGTGCCGGGCGTCGAAAGCCGCCGGATTCAAAGGCAGCGTTTCGTGTTTTCCTTTGGTGACGTATTTCTCGATTACGTCCGGGTAATAAAGCGTGAGGTAATAAAATCCGTCGTCGCCTTTCCACGCTTTTGCCGCTTTGGTAATCTCGCCCGTTTCGGCGTCCTTCCAGACGGTGATATTATTCGCCAGCTGCGGGTAGATTTTCACCTTGCGCTTTTTATCGACCCAGACAATCACATAGGCGTCGCCGGTTTTGAAAGCTTCGCGGTGCACGTCGCCGGCGACGAGCGGCATTTTCGACTGCTTCCACAATTTCCACGCCGGATTTTCCGTATTCTTTTTGTCGGCTAAAAAATTGATTATTTCCAGCCGCGACGCCGGCGCGCGGACGACGACTTTACACAAGTTTTCACGCAGCTTCTGGAGGCGCTTTCCGAATTTGTTTTTAAACTTGTCCGAGGCGAAGTTAAGGGCGTGACGCCCGGCGTAATAGTCGTAAAACTCTTTATATTTGGATTGATTATTACTGATTCGAGCTAATGCGGGTTTGATGTCTTGGATTGGCATTTTAATTTAGTGAAGTGAGTTAATCAAAGAATGAGGCTTACATTTGAGCCTCATTATGAATTAAAAATTGCAAGCGGTTGTTTAGCGGTTGATACCTTTCGTTCCGGTTTTTCGCTTTAATGATGAGACCGAAAATTCGAGTCGATTAAATACTAATCTTACAGGAGCAGAATAATAATATGGGGAGAACTATTCCATTCGATCCAAGCAAAGGAATCGCGCCGGCGCGCCTTTCCGCACTCAATGGCGAGGCAAAAAAGAAAATGGACGTTCACGCCGCCGACGGGAGTCTTAACTTTACCGAGTTCGGCGCGATGCTGAGCGATATTTTAAGCGGACCGTATAACGAGAACGAAAAATGTTATATCTGGACGCGAATCGCTCATACCAAGGGGCAGTATGTGATTTCCAATGTTGGGCTGAGAAAGGAAAACATCGACTCCTATCGTCCCGGAACATCTGCGGGGCACGTCGTTATCGGTTTCGACGACGGCTATCATTGCCCACTGGCGAACCTGTCGACCGAAGACGCTATCGCCGGCATAAAGAAACACGAAAAGAACGAGGGCGGAGCGGTCGGCGCAGTCGGCAGAAAGGTTTTCGAAACATTCGGCGGACCGCCGGTCAATATCGGCGATGAAGCTGCTTCGATGAATCAGATACTCGCTTTAAAAGCATTTATCAAAGAAGGATTTCCGGGCTATGTCCGCGAATGGAGAGCGCTCTTTTTGATGTAAGAATGCGGTTATCGGCTTAGAAACCGAATCCCTGCGAGCCTTCGCCGACGGTCGAGTTAAACGCGCCGGCTGCCGAGTCCATAATATCGTCGTGCGGCAAATCCGGCTGCCCGTGCATATGCGATAAAAATTCGCCGTTCCAGCTTCCCTTCCTGAGTTTGACGTTGCCGGTCTCGGCTTGGACGGCAAGCGAGCGGGCGCGCGTCAGTTTGTCGCCCTTGAAGTTTTTGCCCTTGGCGTCGTACCCGGCGAGCTGCGTCGTCAACCGGTGCGATTCGCGTTTTGCCGCGCTTCCGGGCTCAATCTCCCAGCGAACCATAAAACGCGCTCCCAGGCGTTTCGCTTCGTCGCGGTCGAGCTTGCAGGTTTCCAGAAAAAGCTTTTCGACCGAAGCCGGATTCTGCTGCACGGCGAGCACGTCGAGGATATACCATTTCTTTTCCGCCTTTGAATATCCGATTAAAGTTCGCGCGGTGAAATCCGGGTCATTCTTGCCATCCACCTTTGTGCCTTTGATTTCTTTTTCCGTCGCTGCAAAGTCCCAGTAAGCGCAAACGAGGTCGATTTTCGGGAGTTCATCGACGATTTCAAACCATTGACGATTGAAGACTTTTCCGGCGCTCGCTTTGACTTTCCAGTTTCCGCCGAGCAGACGCTCGCGCTCGACCAGCGGCAAAGCCAGCAGGTTCGCCAGATATTGCGGATTTGATTCGAGCAGCTTTTTATTGTCGTAAACATTCGACGCGATGAAGGTGACGCTTTTTATGAAATCTTCGCGCCGCGCCGTTTCGCGGATTTCTTCCGGCAGAGAGTTTCTGATGTGTTGAAACTCTTCGTCGAGTTCTTCCGGTGAATCTGCCCATTTGAGCTTGTCGCCGAGGCGAATAAACCAGCGCAGTTTTCCGGAGCGTTCCGGAATCGGCAAACCGTAGCGCGGATTGCGCGCGCCGGTGTGCGGCAGAAATTCGTTCTGGTCAATCCACCACGCAATAAATTCGGCGACCCAGCTTTCGGCGTCCGGGTTCGTCGTTGCCCGGACGTAAGGCTTGACGCCGCAGGTCGAGCGGTTGCGCGAAAGCATATAGAAAACCTGCTTTTCGGTGAAATGCGTTAATTCGTCGAAGCCAAGAAAGCAAATCTGCGAGCCCTGCCAGTCGAGCACGTTTTTTTCGTGCTGGAGGTGAGCGAAGGAAACGACCGAGCCTGATGGAAACGTCCAGCTGTGGTCTGATTCCTTCGGCACCGCGTCGAGCAGCGGATACATTTTGTTCGACTCGTCCCAAAGTCCGCCCTCGTTGGTAATCATTGGGCTGGTGCGCCGGAAGATGACGCCGCCGAAATCTTTGTTTTCGGTGTGACGCGAGCCTTCGAGCAGGATGCCGAATGATTTGCCTTATCAGCCGCCCCCAGCCGCGCCGCCGTATATCGCTATATCGGCGGGCGTGGAAAGAAAGTCTTCTTGCTTTCCCGGCTGGGGGCGTAATTCGATTGTGTATTCTGGCGTTGCCATCTAGGGTGAGGTTGACCTTTTTGGAATTGACCGTTATTGCCTGTGCTTTGTGCGTAGGGTTTTATTTTGAGTTCGTTTCTCGCTCTGGAAATTGTCTTTTTGCTCACGTTATATTCTTTAGCGAGAATATAATCAGGAAGTTTACCAAGTTTTTCGATAGCGGCATCAGGTAAAGATTTTTTGTTCCAGCCAGCCATACTTGGCGGCGTGTTTCGCGTTCTATCGAAACTTGCTTTAATGCCGAGCGAAC